GTCCAGTCGGCGGGTTGGTGCCACGGGCAGTTGTCCTGACTGCCCATGGGGAACTGCCCATAATGCCCCGTGATAATCCAGTTTAGACCGTCTTCGGCATCGCACTGGGCTTTCAGGGACTTCAGGAACGCCAGCGAGTCAGACGGGTAACGAGTTCCTTTTATGACACCCGTGGTCGCCGAGAACTCGTTTAATACGGCTACGGCATCGTCCCGATAGTCGTCAGATACCGCCAACCATGTGCGGTCATATTCCCTGGTGTCGCCCTTTTCGTTTGCTTCGTAATCGGCACTGCGGGTCTTGTATTCTTTGAGTAGGATAAATGCCATACCCTATCTATGCGACTTAGTAGGGGAACTTCGCCGTTTGCGTGCTTCCGGCATCCCCTGCCATCGCTTTCAGGTAGGTCAGTTGTTGGCGGGATATGTCCACCAGTTGTATCTGTGGGTTCTGGGCATCGTTGCCGTTTTGGTTCCGTAGGATCGTCATTTGCGCTTCATTGGTGCCGAACGCCTCGGCACCCGCAAACTTGTGTTCGCCCAACCCTGCCTGTTCCCGCAGTTGCATCAAGCCACGGGAATACATCTTGTCGGACATCCCCGACCCCGGTGCATTCTTCCACTCGTTCAACCGTTCGATACCCTCGTTCAACTTTTCGTATGGCGTGGCGGTGCTGTCCTTCAACTGCTTCAGGTAATCGGGCAGGATACCTTTCAACGCATCCTTATATTGCACGCTGTCGTGGCTGACGTTGTTCTGTCCCGCCCATTGGTCTAATGACCGTTTCTGCCCCATCGCCTGTTCTACCTGTTGTGCTGGGGACAACCCGATACCCAGTTTACCGAGGGCGGAATTAGCCGATTGCTTGTATTCGTCCGCCGTGATCTTCCCTTTCTTCCAAAGGTCTGCCAGGCGTTGCAGTTCCTTGTTATAGTCCCTTAGTTTGTCGTCCGGGGTCTCGGCGATGCCAAGTAAGTCGTGCTTCGCTTTCTGGGCTTCGTCGTGGAATTGGGCAAAATCTATCAGGTGAACTTTGCGGGATACCATGCGGTCAAGGTCTCGCATCCTGTCATCAAACTCGGCGAGCGGGTTCTTGATCCCGGTCAGGTCTGTTTTTGCCTTTGCTGCCGCTTGGTCGTATTGGGTGTCCGACATCATGCCCCGACTGGCGCTCAACGCCCGCATTTTCGCCGCGTAATCGGCGAACTTGTCGGACTCGCCAGACAATTCGTTGCCGACGTGTCGGACGGCTTCGGCATATTGCTCTTCGGTAATCGTTCCTTTTGATAGGGCTTGATCGTATTCCTTGATTGCTTGGGTTGCCTTCCAAATGGGATCGGCTTCCCGCATCCGTTGGGCGGTTTGTTTCGCCTGGATACTTTCGGCGAGTGTCCGTGCCTCTGCTTTCTGTGCGTCGGTCGCACCCTCGGTCGCCAGCTTGTAAAGTTCTTTCTGCTGGGCATTCATCCCGATAGTTGCGTTTTCTTCCCTCAGTTTTGCGAGGGTGTCGGTTATAGATTGTGTCCAGTCCTTTTGTGGTTGGATCGGGGAACCCGTCGCCGAGGGATGACCGGTCTTCCCGGCGTTGTCCATCGCCTGTTTCCGCTTTTTGGTGAACTCTTCCGACCAGGGGTGGTCTTTCATCGTTTGGGTTTCGGCATCGTGCGCCCGTATGTTCTTTTCCAGTTCGTTGCCAAAGTCCAGCACGGCGTTATTGCCCTTGCTGAATCCGAGGGTCGCACCGATAGCGCCAAGTTTATACATCCATCCGACCAGTTGTGCGGCGTCGGCGATGATAGCACCCAACGTGTCGGCGATGTCTCGGAAGACGATCCATACATCCTGCCCTACGTCCATGATGCCGCCGAAAATTGCGGTCATGGGGTCAAACTCGTCTGCCGTTCCCTTCAACGATTTCTGAGCGTCTAAACTTCCCTCGGTCAGCATGGAAAAGAATGCCTGTATGTCGGGGCTGTAGTGGACGGTGAGTTGCTGCCAGAGACCTTGCCATGCAAGACCGTAGTCGTCCACCGCACGCTTTGCGGCGGCAACCGATGACGCCCCCTGGTCATCCAGCAGCACGCCGAACCGTTGCAGTTTTTCCCGTGCTTCATCAATGGCTTTAGAACCATGCGAGAACCCCGTGGCGATTTCCGCACCCGCCTCTCTGCCGAATAGTTGCATCGCCAGTCGGGTTCGTTCCCCGACATTTTGCACCTTCGCCAGCGCGTCCAAGACCGTCTTGAACTGGTCTTCCCCGCCCATCCCTGATAGTTTGCTGGCGTTCAACCCCAGTTCCCGATATGCCGACGCACCCTCACTGCTGGGATTTTGGACGGCTTCGGCGGTATGCTCTTGTAGTTTAGACAGGGTGCCGCCTACCGCATCGGGACTCAGACCCGCCTTAGAGAACGCCCCTTGAAGGGATTGTAGATTTCCCACGCCCATACCGAGGTGACCCGCCTGTTTTGACAGCGCAGCCATCTTATCCATTTGGGCGGTTATGTTGCTAATGATGGTATGCAACGCCATGAAACCGGCGACAGGGGCGGCGAGTCCTTTGGCGATGTCCAGCAATGCGCCCGACCCGTCTTTTTTGAGCTTACCGAACAGGTCAATACTGTCTACCTGTTGCTTGGTACGACGTGCGCCCGATACGACCTTGCCATATGCCTTGTCAAGTTCCGAGGTGTCGCCACGAAAGAGTAGGTCTAATGCGCCGATGATTGCCATACACTATTTAGCGACCAGCAGTCGTAATCGTTCGCGCATTTCAGATTGGGATTGACGGGGCTTCCCGCCCGTGCGGTCTTTTAGGAAGGGGATGAAGTCGCCGGGGGTCAGCCATTTTTTCGGCTTGTTCACTGAGAAGTTGGCGATGGTTGCGCAAGTCAATCCCGTTTGCATCCATGTATCGGGTAATGGGTCTATTTGCTCTAGCGCCCATTGCTCATCCAGCTCATCCTCGGACACCGTCGCAATCAGTTCTTCTACTGACCTTCCGAGGGTGCGGGCGAGGCGGAAGAGGAAACGCCGGAAGCAATTTTTTTTAGCGAGTCCTGCAACGCTTCAATGTCTGCGGCGGTCATTTCGTTCAACGAATAAGCTACCGTGCAGATTTTATCCAATTCGTTATAGGGCTCGGCGGAAAGGTCTGTCAGGTCATCATCCGAGAATAACGGGCTGCCCGACTGGTCGCACGCCGTATGCCTGACGACGATGGCACGGACACTGACGGCGTGGGTTTCCTTTTGTAATTCGGCGGCGACACATTCCCGCGCTAGTCCGCTCATCCTGCGCACATACAGGGTTTCCCCCCACGCCTCGACGGGTGTCAATTTCTGCGTATGTCCAAGTAGTCGGTGCATCAGGTAGTCCCGCCAGTCGTCCATAGGGCGTTAGCGGCGATGGTGACTTCCATTTCCACGTTTCCATCTTCCTTGACATTGTTGATCGTCCAGTCGGTCGCATATGCCTTTGTGTTGGAATAGGTCTCTGCGGCGGTTGTCTGACCCTGCTGGAAGAATGCAATCGCAATTGTTTCTTCGTTGGCTGGCGGTACCGCTTCCAGCCAACCCCGTAGCAACGAGCCGTGAGCGGTTGGGCTGTAAAGGACGGTAACCTTTACGTCCTTCACATCTTCCAAACTTGAAGTGCGGTTCATCTTCACACTATCGCCGAGAGTGTTGATTCCGATTTTGGCTCGGCTTGCGCCAAGACCATCAATACTGATTACTTGGGCTACCACTGTTCCCGCTACGGAAAGGGTGGTCTGTTCGCCGTAAAGGACAAACTTGTCTGTAGTTGGGGTCGTCATATTCTTACCTCAATGGGGATGATATTTTATCTATGCGGGTCGTTGCCGTTTCAATGCGGCGTAATCTACTTGGAACTTTTCCCACGCCGCATCTTCATTGGTCTTGTTTCGGACATTGACCACGACTGGGGCAACCGAGACCCGGACAGGATTATTTCCAAACGCCGAGGAAAACGCCTTAGAAAATGTTCTACCTTGTTGCGGGACTTCGCACCACCTAACCTGATAGTCCTGCTGTCGGGTATAGACCCAAGCATCGGCAGACGGGTCATACACTACCGCCGAGTCCCCACCGTCCAGACGTTTGACGATCACGAAAATGTCGCCCATCGTTCCCCGGTAACCGTCCAGACCGGCGGATATGGTCGTTGCGATGCTGTCCGTCTGGGCGTGATCCAGCGACATGATTTCAATCCGTATCTCGCTGGTGGTCGTGGGCACCGTGCCGTCAAGCGTATGGGTCGGTCGGTCGTTTACCAGTTGATAGAGGATAACCGGATAGTCGGCGGTCTCGCTGGCGGCAACGGGGCAGATCGTCCCAAGCGGTGCGAAGTTCTCGGACAGGAAATCGTAGATCTCTGTGAGCATAACTTATGTAGCCGCCTGCCGTGCTGCTTTCTTCGCCTGCCGTTTTAGTTCCCGTTCAATTCCCTGTCGTATCGTATCAATGGCGATGTCTCTGGACTCGTTCAACGTGGCGCGGAATGCGTGGAAGAGCCAATGCTTACCTTCCAGCCATTTTCTTCGGTCAAGCAGACTAGCAGCATCACCTTGCTTATGTCGTTGTAAGTAGCGGACGAGGTTGCCCGCCTTACCGAGATGATGCCCCATTTCCACGAAACCGGCGTAAAAGTCGTTGCCTCGCCAGTCGCCACCGCCTACCTGCACATTCCAACCGAAGTATTTTTTGTTGCGGCGGATGAGATTTATATGCAAGTTTTCTTTTGTCCGCCCGCTCTTGACCGGTGCGAGGTCTTCCGCCACCTGGCGTGTATTCTCGGCACCCTTTTTCAATCCCAGAGTGACAATCCGTTTGACGGTCTTTCGGGCGAACTCTGAGAGCGACTTGTCAAGGTCTTCAATTCCTGTAAAAACGAACCCGTCTTTGCTCATTGCGCCCCTATGTCGTGTGCTGTCATTGTGAGTTGCCGCCGTCGTTCGTCGGGGTTCGGGCTGCCGCTTATGTTCAAGATGCGAGACCCCCAGACGATCCGATCTTCGGCGGTCACGTCTTCCCGGTAGCGGATGGTAACTTTCCATGTCCCAACCGGGACTAATTTTTTTCCTACCTCATGTTCGGTGCTGGTCTCGGCGACCACCTGCGCCCAGACCGTTGCATAAGTCGCCCAGTTAGGCGACTGCTGACCCGTCGCGCTGGTCGTGGGCGTGTTGTGCTGTAGTGTGATTTGCTTACGTAGTTTTCCTGCGTTCATTTTGCTACGCCTCGATG